ACACAAAATCGGAAAGGAGCAAGGATGCCCCATAAGCTGCCCGTTCAACATCTCAACGTCATCAAACGTAGACGTGATCTCTTCCTGTCCTGGAAGCGACGAAACCACACCCTTTCCTGCCTTTTCAAAGGTCAAGGTAGAGGTGTACAGGGATTTCTTGAGCCACATAGACAGCTCCGGATAGTCAGCCAACCATGCCTCAGACAGAGTCTGAGCTGCATAGCTAGACAACATATTCGTTGCTGCTTTATAGTCTCCTGATAGGAACTTCATTCCTACATCCCAGTACTTAGTGATAATGGACTCTGCTCGAAAGAACAGATCGTCAGCTCCTCGGCCAGTCAAGCTAAAACACTCAAACTTTTGCAGTGTCTTCCACAACATCACCTGAAGGGGTTTCAAAACTGAGTAAGAATTGAACTCTCCAACAGAGATTACGCGGAACTTGAAAGGTTCAGGGATCACACGTACGTCGACAATAGAGGTCCTCTCACTCAATCGGCTCATCGGAGATTGCTCTTCGAAAGCGTTAGAATAAGAGGTATACTCATTGTATACGTCCCGATAGTTGAACTCACACCGAGAATACACCAAACCAACTTCAGACGTTCCAATAGTCTTGAAGTCGCCAACAAGGTAAGGACGAGAAATCCGATAAACGATACTATTTCTAATACCCATTCTTCGGAAATACTCTCCAGCGAAGCCTCCTTCAGATCTTTTGGCTTCGCGGCATGCAGAGTTAGAGAGCTTGAAGTTCTTTCGAACAACATAAGCAGGCATCTTCCTCCGCAACTCCTCACCTGTCCGAACCAACTCCCGTACTACCTCTTCCGAGGCATCGGGAGCCTCCGTCCCAAGGCTCTTAGCTGTACCTTCAACAGTCGAGAACCAATCCTCTTCCTGAAGGGGAAGAAGGGACTTCTTAAAACCCTGAAGAATCGTCAAACGACTCTCCATTGCCTTTAAGCCCCAACCTCTCAATCGTCTTCGGATGGTTGCTCCGGGTCTTCCATAACAAAGGAACCCGTCCCGGCCCACTATTTCAGCAGGTCGTGCTGGCTGTTGTTGATCCTCAAAGTGGTTGAAAAGCCACTGAGAATGATACTTAAGGTTAGCACCCCAACACCTCGTCAAGTAACACAAGGCGTAGTGTACATCGGTCTGTTGAATCCAATCCAAATCAAACCGACCTTTATAGCCTAGAGCCCGGCAGAGATCCATGATTCTGTCGGTGGTATCCAAGGCGTACTCTGCAACTTTTGGAGCTGCCTTCACACAAGGACAGTTACAAACGTTATAGAGCGTCCCTAGGTAACTAGATAATCGGCTATCCGAGTATTCGTTGAGTCTAAGGGAGTTATTCACTCCATACAGGTCAACTAGTACCCGGTCGATCATCCGGCTACCCTTGTTCACGGGTTCAAGGTCTGTGCTAACACAGTCCCGAGCTTTCCACTCCTGAACAAGAGATGTGAAAAGGGAAATGACAGTTTCTCGTCGCATCACAAGTTTTTGCATGATGAGATTAGAGTCGAAGAATTTTTCCAATATATTCTTTCGATTTAAGCAGTC